GCTCGACAAGCGCAGCGACTGCGCCCTCTACGTCCGGGCCGTCGTATTCGAGCATCTCTAAGAAGACAGGAATATATTCGCGGTCGTCTAACGCTTCCAAAAGCGCGACCACGTCGAGGACAAACTTTGTTGGGGTGTCACGCGATTCCATAGACGAAGTATACCCTATCTAGTCGCTCTGATTGGATAGATACTCTTAATTTTGCCGCGCTTAACTCCGTCGTAGGAGTAGACGACTGCGATCTTGATTCCGTCGTGCTCTCCTACGAGTTTGGCGCCCTTCGGCCCGGTTGGTGTTATTCCCGATCGCAGCAGCTCTTCAGCCGCTTGCAGGATATGCGTTTCGTCCCACGACTTGGGGAATTCGCTTCCGTCAAACCTCCACCCGTATCCGTGCAAGTGCCCTCCGCCGCCCTTTGTGCCATAAAGGATGTGACGCAAGGTCATTGCCCGAATTTCAGGTAAGTCTTCCGGCCACTCTTGCGGTGCTTGGGTCATAGCGCGCGGAGGGATGAGCCGCTTTTCCCTGTCTTTCGGTTTCCGTTGAAGCGCTGCTATTGCGCTCTTACGGTCTGCTTCTAGAGTATGCCGTTGGAGAGTTCCATCTCTAGAAGCGTTAGGGACAGGATGCCCGTCGCTGGCTTCTTTCGCGAAGAGCATGCGTATACGCGCAGCGATGCTTTTTTCATCGCCAAGAGCACCCTCCAAAAGGAGGTCTTCTTTAGCAGCCTTGTACATCGCCTCGTAGCCGCTCTGGTTATATCCTCGAATCAGCGGGTTGCTCGACCACGATGGCACGATCTGGCAGTCGCAATCGCTGTGCGACCGTGTAAATCGTGCCGTTTCCTCGTTCTTGTAGATGAATCCTCGGCCTGCCCACATGATGCACCACGCGCACGTCGTCGCACCTGTCGGCACACGAGCGTATCGCGGTTCAGATGGATCACGACGGGCAAGCGAAGCCCCTGTCTCCCGACCCGCGCTAGTTACGAGCTGCTTAGCGCGTTGCTGGAGGATCTTCACCGCTATCGCTCGGCCTCGCTGGTCGATCGCCGCGATCGCCTCTTCGATTACGCGCGTCGTCTTGGGATAGTCAATGAGGTTCGCGGGGATCTCCGGAGAATACTGCGCGGTGATGCCAGCTGCCGTACGCGCGTCCTCATACCACTCGACAGCAGCCGAGGCAGCCATTTCCGCATGTTCTTCGACAAGACGGGGATAAAGCTCTCGCAGTGTCTCGCCGAGAGTATCTGTATCGAGAGCCTCCAGACTTTCCCAAAGCTGCCCCACACGATCGGACGCGATCCTAGCAGCCTCACGATTGGCAGCGGCCAGCTTTTTCACATCCCCGATATCCACCCGCCACCACCCCTAAAATTTTTCTACTTTTCTTCCAGCATCTTCGTGTCCGCCTCGGGAAGACGAAGCGAGACAGGCACTGCGCCGGTAAGCTTCACGCCGGGGATCCCAAGGACCTCAAGAGCCGAATTCGGATCGACGCCTGCACGCACAGCGACGCCGAGAGCGTCGAAGGCTGATTTAGCTTGCTCGGTTGTCAGTCCTCCCGAGACGGGAGCAGGAGCCTCGACCGCAGGCGCTTCACTCGTCTGCGCTGGCCGCGAGCTTTGGAGGCGCTCGAGGAGGCCCGATGCCTCGGCTCGGCGCTTGTCGGACATGAGGCGTGCGATTTGCGATGAGCTGTAGCCAAGCTCCTCGAGGATCACTGGGGAAGATGCGAGCCAGGGCATCGCAGCGACTTGCTTCACAATCGCGTCTGACTGGGAGACGATCGACGGATGCGCGGGATCACCCCACCGCGTTGCCAAAGTGCGGATCCCATCGGGTGCCTCGTCTAGGCCATCACGCAGCATCACTGCATGCATATAGATGCGGTTGAGTGCGCCGTCGTAGACGCGCTGCGCATTCTTGGCCTTGATGACCAATTCCTCTTTGGCCGCGTACAAAGCCTCAGCCGAGGATGGATTATCCTGCACGACACCAAGGGAGGAGACAGGGAGGCAAGACACGCCTGCCAGTTCGGTCGCCAAGGCGCGCATCTGTTCAGTGAAAGGCTGAGACGACTGCTGAGGAAGGACAGTCACCTTCGGCCCCTCGGGTTCCTCGCCGTTGGAGATCGTCTTGACGGTTCCCAGCTTCCAGTCCCACGATCGCAAATCATCGATGAGATCGGAGTCAACGCCGGAGAGGAGGATCCCCGGAGCAGTGAAAAGCTCAGTCGCCAGCTCCTCACGCAGCACGGTACGCATTGCCCGCTGGGTGATGCTCATGACGTCGCGGGAAATCCGCGAGCGCCCCAGAGGTCGATCGAGAGACGGCTCGAAAGGCAGAGCCTCCATCATCGGTGCGCCGATGCCGTGTAGCTCGGCATGCACAACCTCCCAATGCCCCGCAGGGAAGGGCACGAGGACGTAGGTCGAATCGACGGTATATAAGGTCATGCGTGTTGGTCGCCCAGCGTCATCGACATCATCAATCGTCAGACCATAGGAAAGCCGACGACGTACCCGATCCCACAGGCCTGTCGCCCAGTCTGCGGAGTGACCTTGGATGATCACGGGAGGTTCGCCGGGTCCTACGCCTTGACGGAGGGTCAGGAAAGCGACGCTGTGCGTGAGGCTAGAAGGAATCGTCTGCGCGATTTCCAGATCGAAAGACGTCTCGGCCAACAGGTCGTTGATCCCGAAGGGATTTTCTTCTCCGCCTGCAGCGGTGACTCCGTCCCAGATGAGGAGGTCTGAGAGGCCAAAGACAACTTTCCGAGGCCATCCGATGACGGCTCCGAGCTGCTCGACCATCTCGTCGGGCACAGCAATATTCAAGTTGTCCGGACGGACAATCCCGTCAAGATAGGCCTGTCGCAAGCGGTTCCGTGGTTGCTTGACTCGCCAAAGCTCGATCAGCTGGCCGAGGGCCTCAAGCTCGGGACCCGTGAGCCCTAGGACGTTTGGTGTGGGGAAAGCGACTGGCGTCGCGATCATGAATTTCTTCGCGGTCAAAGTGCCCTCGCTTTCTTTCCGGGACGTCGTTTCGTTGTCTTTGCTGCTAGGACGGCTGCAGATGCCGCTTCGAGAGGCGTATCGTCGCCGTCTGGAGTGGAAGATTCCCAGCCCCACGAGCCATCGCGCGAACGAATTTTCTTATCGCAAACGGCCACTGAGGAATTCAGCGCATCTTCTGGGTCGCCCTCCGGATGAGTAATCCGCCCATCCCGCAAGCCCTCAAAGAGCAAGGAGCAGGATTGGAAATACTCTTTGGTCGTCATGATGTGGACAAGGCGTTTGGAGACGCCGCGGGCCTCGAGAGCATCCGCGAGCGCAAGCGCTCCAGAGCCGCCGACAAGATTGATTTGCGCGGCTCGGTCTTTACGCTCGGCGAGCCACGAGGCGACAGCGGAGACGCCGTCATCGGTTGCGCCTGTATAGGTATCGATGACGTTGATGTGGAATTTCGTATCCAAGCCCTTGCCAGTCTTAAGCGCGCCCGCGAGGGCCTGCCGCTTGCCGTCGGCGCTGAAAGCAACCGCGAAACTGCGGATGCCATCTGTCGGAGCGTCGGCAGTGGACACTGTCCATGTGGTCGGGTCGATCGCGCGCGACGCGCCCGCGTGCGCAGGCCACATGCCCAAACGCTCGCGAGCAAAGCCCTCGTCTGAGAGTGTTTGCCGCTCGAGTTCGATGAAAGCTTTTTTGATTCGGCCTGCGACAAAGCCGGGATTAGTGGCTTTCCACAGCTCCACGTCGTCGAGATTCACCGGAGCGTCTGGGTCGGGACTCCATTCGTGCCAGCACATCGCGCCGGGATGGTCGGAGAGTGCTTGGTCTCGGATGCGAGCGAAGATCGCCCCATTAGCATTAGGCCCGGGCACAGTACCCGTGTAGATGACCTGCGAATTCCCGAGATGACCGGCAGAGCCTGTCGACGTCAAAGCTTCTAGCGCATCCTCGGTGAGTTCCTGCGCCTCGTCTAAGACGATGAGGTCGGCAGTAAAACCACGGCCCGAGGACTTGGAGCGCGCGATGACTCGGAGGCTTCCCCCGTGCCAGCCCTTCTCAGGATCGGTCTTGAGGATGATTGCCTCTTGCCCGTTAACGTTTCGCACCTGCTCGACCATCGCATTAAGCTCCGGATAACGAGCATTCTCATCATTGGCTTTGACGCCGAAGAATTCCTTGAAGCGTCGGTAATGGGCTTGAGCTGTCTTAACCTCATGGGCTGAGTGCAAGATGTTCTCACCGAGGAGGACGAGGCCGAAAAGCTCACGCATCTCGAGGAGCGCGTTCTTGCCATTTTGACGAGACAGGGAAAGCCCTGCGATCGGGTGTTTCCATTCATCGCGGCCATTTGCAGCGAGCCAATCCTCGAGCACTAGATCCTGCCACGCATCGGGAGTCAGCCCAAATTGCGAGGCGAAATCCCCGGCCAAAGGACCGAAGCTTTTAGCCCGACGATCGGCGGCGACGCGGAGCCGAGGATCCTGATCGCTGTTGCGCCAATCGAGCTTGGAAGTTGACAACCGCGCTGCCCTCCTCCGTCGATTCCGCTTCTACCTGTGGTTTCTGCACTCCCGCAATATCGGTGATCAGTGCCCTGGCCTCTCGCACCAAAGACGCGCGCTGACCCGCGTCGGCATATTCGATCGACATGAGGGTCGTTTCGAGGAGACGGAGGCGCGCTTCTTGAGGATCAAAAGCAGGCTTAGGATCGTCTGTCTTTTTCTTCTTCGCCAACCCAAAACACCCCGATTCCCCTGTATTTAAGCCAAAAGGCCGCGAGCGCTAGTACCAGATACCCCACAGACGCCCCACGCGATCGCGTATCGATCGTTCAGGCCCTTCGACCAGTTTTCGAGGTCAAGGCCCAAAATAACGGGGGGGTATCCCGCTATACCTCGTGGGGGCTAGTCCAGAGTGGGGGGAGGGGGTAGTGCCCCCAAAACCGCGGAATTCCAACGTTTCCGACAAGGCCGTTTTCGGCGAAAAGCCCGTAAAAGCCTCGAAAACGGCTCGAATCGACTATCAATCGACTACCAGTCGACGTCAACCGACGATCGACGAGGAGCAGAAAGCTTCGGCGCGACGCTGGATCCGCGCGATTGGTTGCATCGTCGACAGATCACGCGACCATTATCGAGCGTATTCTTCCCGCCCCAGCGAACGGGAAGAATATGATCCGGCTCTGCGGAATTTGGAAGCCGCGTGCGTTCGTAGTCGAGAAGGCAGTGGCAGAAAGGGCAGTGCGTCACGCCGCGATTCTTCGCCTCGGTAAGGACTCGCTTCCTCCAGTGGAAGTATTGAGCCGTGCCCGTGCGTGACATCCCTACGCCCTCCCGTCTCCTGTCGGAAGGCTTGGCTTCTGATTTCATGGCTTGCGAGCCCGCGCGTCGGCGGGCGGAATCGTAGCGTTACCCCCCGGGGTATTGTTTCTAAGACCCCTACCCAAAGACCCTCCCCCCATATATATGGAGGGACCCCCGGAGGGTATGAGAAAAGGCCGTCTCGTTTTCTCTCGAGACGGCCCTTCCTACAGCTGTAACGCTACGATATCAAACTAGCGCGGTGCACCCAGTTTGTCAAGAGCATCAGCCGCTTTCCCGAGCATGCCATTGATACTGTCTGCGAACTCGAAGATTGCATCGAAGAATGTATCTCCAAGGAGCTTCGGCGCTTCCTCATCCTCCCCGCCATCTTCTTCCTCGAGGCTGTCGAAGTAGCCGAAGGCGTCAACGCCGAGGGTCTTCGCGACGACCTGCGCGACCTGCTGCGCGAGCAGCGGAGGCACAGCATTCCCGACCTGCCGAAACTGAGCAGTCTTAGTCCCCATAAATACGAAATCATCAGGGAAGGTCTGGAGGCGCGCAGCCTCCCGAAGCGTCAGACTCCTGCGCTGCCGAGGATCCGGATGGATAAAATGATGCCCGCTCTTAGCGATATGAGCAGTCACGGTCGACGATGGTTTACCCCACGCCTGCACGTAAAAGCGGTCATTGAAGGCTGGCCTCGAATCCCCGTCGATGTCATCGAGGTTCGCGTGATTCGGCCACAAGCACCGAGGCATTTCCTCGAGCCGAGGCGACCTGCCCTTGACCTGCGCGAAAGCAGCGGCAAACATATACCGCTCCATATCTACCGTGCGCACTGTACGAGCCGCGTGCCCCTCAAGGGCCTTCGAGCCACCAAGCTTGCCTCGGTACCATCCGGAAAGCTTGCCCTGGCCGCGAACAATCTCATTCGCTTCCGACAAGATCGCATACGGAGCGATCATCGCGTCCCTGACAATCTTCGCGATCGGCTCAGGCGCAAGCTTCTTCCACTCCTCGAAGCGAGGAAGACACGTCCCCTGCGGATAACTGACAACCCCATGGAGCTTCGGCAAACCAACCAAAGCATCACGCACCGTCGCACTCTCGCGTTCACGCAAGACCCCCGGATGCAAACCACGCCCACGACGAACAGCAAGAAGAATCACGCGATGACGAGCCTGCGGGATTCCATACTTTTCCGACTCGACGATGTAATCACGCGACGTCGCCGGGCACGGATCAACAACCGAACGAACGCTATAACCAGCGCTCCTGAAATCATGAACAATCCGCGAAAACACAGACTCCCCGTCGACCTTCGCCGACAAGATGCCCACGACATTCTCGAAGACAACAGCCGGAGGCCGAAGCATATGCACAAACTTCATAAACGACTTGTACAACCGAAGCCGAGGATCGTCCGCATACGACGGATCATGCTTCCGACGAGACCGGCCAGCAGTCGAATACGCCTGACACGGAGGGCCACCGGCCAACACCCACACCCCAGACGGGGATGCGGCGTCGACCCGCATCCGAGCCATCTCAATCAAAACCGGATCAGCATCCCCCAGCTCCGCTTCGACGACCTCGCAGCGAGCACCAGTCCACGCACTCGGGAAACGCTTCTTCAAGCAATCCAGCGCTCGCGGATCGCGATCGCGTAAAAACTGCTCATACTCCCACGGTAGCCCTGGCTCCGCAGAAGCGATTCGGCTGAGGAACGCGCGCAGACGCAGAGTCTCACACGCATCCGGGTCTTTTTCAACCGACATGACCGGCTGGAATACCGGCAGGCCATCGGCGTCAACCAACGACGCAAATCCCTCAGTCAGACCGCCAGCGCCCGCGAAAAGATCGACCACTGGAATCATGCTGCATCGCCTCCCTTAAGGACATCGCCGACAAGCGCGAACGCCTCTCTGACTTGCCCCGATGCACTGCGCAACCGCAGCGACACGCGCTCCGGGCAAAGGTGCGAATCCTCCCAAGGAATCAATTCCTTCGCAGTCTCCAAAGCATCCAAAGCCTCGCGCAAAGACTCGCGCAGCTCAGCCCACGACTGAAAATCCATCTCAACAATTCCTCTCTGAAAAAGCTTCAACAACTGACCGCGGAGTAAAAAGACCCTTCCCGGTCGACGTCTCCGCGCTCGAGGTCAGGTGGCCTCGTTTTACCCACGACCGGACGGTCTCGATTTTTAGGAAGACTCCGTACAAGCGGCACGCGAGCACTGCCTCGCCGAGAGACACGGGCACGTCGTAGAGGGCCTCGAGGCAGCGATCGCGACCTTCCTCTGTGTCGACCTGCGTCCCGCAGGATGGGCATCGGCTCGAGAGCTTCGATGCCGGTACGGAGTAGAAGAGCTGGCATGCACCGCATCGGATCATGATCTTCTCTGTCGGTGATGGCTTCGAGATCAGATACTCGAGGCGATCGAGGACGTAGATGATTTCGTCGATGCAAGCAGGAGCGTCTTCCCAGCGAGAAAACTTCCCTTCCTGACAGGCGAAGATCCGAGCGATGAAGGTCCAATCCCCTGCGACGAAGATCCGAGGAGCCTCTCCCGACAGATGCGTCAACCACTCGGTTGCCCACGTGTTGATCGCATCGGTCATCTCTGCTGCTTCGTCGAGAAGAGCGAGATTAATCGGCGCTTTGGGCATGCAGGCTTGAGTGCACCCGCCTTCTCCCCGAGCTGCCGCGATCGCGTAATCCACGTCAGCCATAAGGGAAGGGAGTGTCTTGATGTATGTGTGGAATTTCCGCACTGCTCCCCTGCTCACCGATTGCCCTGGCTGCAGAGGCTCTCCTGTAATTGGACAGAATTCACCCATGAGGTCACTTCCTCTTACGTCTGCGTCTTGACTTGCCCTGTGGGGAAGACGGCGCTTCCCCTACCCTGTCTCTGCCCTGCCCGGTTCCTGCCCGGTTCCTGCCCGGTTCCTGCCCGGCCCTGTCTCTATCCGACCCGACCCGACCCGACCCGAGAGAATTCGCCTTGATACCCCTCACGGTCGGACTAGAGTTCGGACTTAGTTCGGACCGAGTCCGGATTAAGTACGAACTCACAGTCGGTGGCGGCAGAAACTCCCTGTACTCGAGTGAGGGATCCGCGGACGCGAGATGATCGATCTCGCCGGGATCAACCTCTACGGCTGAGGGAGCGCTGCTCGGCGTGGCGTGAGGATCCGCGGACGCGAGATGATCAGTCTCGCCGGGATCAACTCTGCGCCTCGCTTGCGCGCGCTCGCGGTCTTCCGGATCAACGCTTGAAGCTTCTCCCGGGACAGCGCAGGTCGTCTGCGCGTCTGAGGAGATAGGCTTCGGCGGTTCCAAGGAAGACTTGACCTCATAGCCGTTGCGATTGAGGAATTCTGCCGACCACTGACTGTAATAGGGATCTGCTGGGACCGGGCGGAGCGGATGGGCCTCGTCAAATTCAGCCCTCGCGTCCTGCCTCGAGCTATTGCACTGATGGCAGGCGACGACAAGGCCGTCGACGGTGGCCGATCCGACTGACGTCGGGTCGACGTGATCGAGAGTGCCAGAGCTAAAACCGATCGGGCCTGTCCAGCGGACTGGGACTCCGCAGTAGCGGCACAGGTCGCCGTCTCGGTAGATCACAGCGCTCTTGAGCTTCGGATCGCGATTCTCACGGCTGCGATTGCGACGCGCTTCGACCTCTGCTTTAGACAGGAGGTGAATGAAATCTTCGGAGGTGAAGATCTTGATCTTCTTCTGTCCGCCGATCTCGACCCACTCGATCAGACCGAGAGCCTCGCAGACTCGCAGGAGCAGCTCGGCACGATCGGGAGAAGCGAGGCTGTATGCCACGCCCCTGCCGACGATCCCGTCGGTTAGCTGCTTCGCAGAGTACGTCGATAGGCCCATGAGGAAGCCGAAGATCTCGAGTCGATTCGTCTGCGACGCTTCCTCTACCTCATACACGTCGATAAGACGCGGATGAGACATTGCGTCGTCGCTGACTCGTACCCATGACATCTGGCTTCCTCCTCTCTTTTCTGGGTCTTTCTGCTAGTCGCTGCATCGGCATTCGCCTGTGATCGGATTGATGACTCCCCCGCACGATTCACAAATCTTTGGAGCACGGGGATCGCGCTTGACTTCCACCTGCCTCACCTCCGTCCCCCGTTCAGTAGGTACATCCGCCCTGGCACGAGCTTTGCCTTGGGGACCGGCCCGAGGCGCTTCTCCAAAGCTTCTTGGAAGCATTTGGGATGTCTGACGATCCCCGCGCCTACGGCCTCCCCACATTCCGGGCAAACACGATCGCTTTTCCTAGTCATCGGTGCCTGCCTCGGTGATAATCAGCTCGATAGCGTGAGCGCCGACAGGCAGATCCCTGTCGACTCCCGCCCAGCGGTGATCCGGGCCGATGACGTGAGTGTGGTCGTCGTCGATGAGGACGCCTGCGTCGCGCAGGCCGTCGACCATCGCTTTCGTGGAATCAGCTGCGTTATTGGGGTCGAAGCGACGCGCGGAGCGCGCGTAGATCTTCGCCGTGATGCGGACTTTCCCGTCGAAAGAGAAGACTGCGGCCTTGCGTGCTTCAATCGCCGTGCGCCTGCGCAGTGCGCGCACGCGCTTCGCACGAGCCATCGGATGAAGACGCAGATTCGCGGTAATCCACTGCGATTTAGGGATCACTAGATAAAGGGTCTCAATCATTTTTCCTGCGCTCCTTCGCGCTTAGAAAGGAGGATCAGAGGACAGCATTGCTTCCGCCCACGGATCCGAGCCGGTAGAAGCTTCCTGCTCCGCAGACGCGGGAGCGAAGGCCGAGGCCGCGGCAGGCTGGCTTTGCTGGCCTTGGCCTCCGGTGCGCGTGATCTGTGCCCGCGCGTGACGCAAAGAGACGCCGACCTCGTCGGCTTGAAGCTCGACGACAGTGCGACGATCGCCCTCACGGGTCTCGAAAGATCGCTGCACGAGCCGCCCGCGGACGACAGCGCGAGTACCCTTACGGAGCGTCTCTGCGATGTTTTCAGCCATTTCGCGCCACGCGGTGCAGCGCATGAATAGGGTCTCCCCGTCCTTCCATTCGCCCGACTGCCGGTCAAAAGACCGAGGTGTAGAGGCGATCGTGAACGAAGCTACCGGGCTTCCGCTTTGCGTCCAACGCAGTTCCGGATCAGCGGTCAAATTACCAACGATCGTGATGACAGTTTCTCCGCTCACCGGGCTTCCCCCTCCTCAAGACGAGAGATCGCCGTTGCTAGGCGCTTCCCGACGTCGGCGAAGCCCATCGTGATCTGCAGGTTGTAATAGGCATCGACGTCGATTTCCTCAGACGCGCGCTTCTTGACCCGCTCACTCTCTTCGTCGAGGTCGATTTCCTTGATCCTGAGATTTTTTGCGAGTGCGAGCTCGATGCGCGCGCCCCGCGACTTTTCCCAGCCCTCGAGCATGTAGATGAAATCGCAATCGAGCAGAAGCTTCAGATCTGCGCGCATGTAATCGGTCCACGTGGCTTCGTCGTCGAGCTTGACCTCGCTCGGATCGACGACCTCATATCCGCACAGCTCCAGCGCGTTGCGCGCGCACGAGAAAGCAAATCGATTACCGAAATCAATCCCTGTGATAGGTCCTGAGATGTAAACTTTTCCGCGGCTCATGAGAGCTTCCCCTTCCTTGTTTCTTTCATTGCTTCCCGAAGCTTTTTACGCAGCGGACCACGCTGGTGCGCTGTGAGGCCTCCAAAAATCCCTGCAGTCTGCGCGGTGCCGCGCGCCTCATACCGGAGCTGATACTCAAGGCATTCGCTGCGCACTGGGCAATTCCTGCACGCCTGCATTGCAGTTATGGGGTCGTACATCGGCCCCTCGAAAAAAATGTCCGTCGGGATACCGAGACGCCTGCAAAGCGCGTCTTCCATCCATTCGCCGATAGATTTCTTCTCGCTCATGCTGAGATCTCCTCCTCGTCGACGAGAGCGTGGAAAAGCTCGCTAGAGACGTGGATCCCCTCGTCGCTGAGCCTTAGCAGCTCATCTGCGCGCCACTGGCGATGACCGTTGAGGCGACGCCAAAGGCTCATCTCAGCCATCCCGAGACGCTTCGCAGCGGCCCGCGTGCAAAGCGTCTGACGCTTCATCCAGTCGCGAACGAGGACAGAAAGAACTTGATTCGGATTCATCGTTGAACTCCTAAAAATCTGTACCGTCGAGGAAGCCCCGGATCATGAGACAGCCCTGCACCGCGCAGGCGACGTCTGCGAAGCCCCACCACAGCGAGATTCCGTCTTCGTGATCTGGCGCCCAGAGCGCAAACGCGAGAAGAAGAGAAATCGAAAGGAGTGCGATTGCGGTCGCCAATTTCAGGAACTGTGCGAGTGGGGAAAGTTGGTTTTTCATGAGGTCACTTCTCCAGATCTACGTGGGAGGCCATGAGGATGATGACGCCGCTGTCGGGGTCTTGAAGCGCGTAGTCGTCGCCAAGGTCTGGCGTGTCGAGGTCGACAACCTCGCAATTGGGGATTGGGAGAGTCATGCTGCGCTCCCTCTCAGGGACTGCGCTGTGGAGAGAGGCTTGCCGATTCGCTCGATCTGCTCGACTGGGATCAGGATGTGCTTGCCGATCTTGCGGCAGTCGCGGATCTGCCCGGAGGCGATGTAGACGCGCAGTGCTCGTGGGCTGAGGCCAGTTGCTTCGGCTGCTTCTTTGATGGTTGCAAATTTCTTCATCATTTTTGGGTCTCTCCCTTGGGGTCGTCGCTGTGTGCGGTCAGACTGTTGGCTGCGATGGTCGTGAGGTCTTGTAGCCGTGTGATGAGTGCGGATTGAACTTCGAGCAGCTGCTTCTGTGTGGAGTGGATGAGAGTGGAGGGCAGTGTCATCACCGCGGCCGGGGATCCTAGTAGGCCGATACAGAGAACCGTCTGCTCGATACACTCGGCGAGGGAATCCTCAATTAACCCGCCGGGCCCGTCGGTCTCGATGATTTTGGGGACTTCATCGCGAAGATCTGACGCATGCGTATTGATCACCTTGTTCACGCCCATCACGCCACCTCGTTTTCGCCAGTGAGCATGGCTTCTTCGGAGTTAGGCTCTTCCCCGGTAGGCTGAGACCCACCACAGTCACCAGGCGGCGTAGCTGAATCGCCGTCACCTACCGGAGAGGAAGACGCATGGGTGTTTTGCATTTTGGAAATGATGTTTTCACCGTCGAAGATGCGGATTTGATCCCGCTCCTCGGGGCGCTCACGAAAGCTCAAAGACGTGGGGCGATCAGCTCCATTTTCGCTATGAGCCTCTCGGGAGGTGACAGGGTCTTCGTTGTCAACCCCTCCGTCCCCATTTCGGCTAATTTTGACCGCGCTCTCACTCACGATGAGCAACAGGTTGCTAGAGGTTTTTACACTAGCGACGACGACGGTTACACCGTCCCCGTCTGGGATGACTAAACGCGTCTCGCCCATCACGCCACCTCGCCCTCAGAAGCCGCGAGCGCTCGTTCAGCTCTTGCGATAAGTTCGGAGGCTTGGATATTGAGGGCGTTAGCAATCGCAATGAATTCATCTAGCGATAGCGATCGACTGTGGTGGTTGATTTTTCGGAGTATGGAGTCGTAGGAGATTCCGCTTGCCTTCGAAAGATCACGGAGTGAGAGTTTTCGTCTTCCGAGTTCTGCGCGAATTTCTTCACTTATGCCAAATGGGATATTTGTCATGAGCATTAAGTTACGCCACTTGGTATAGCTTGTCAAGCTCTATTGCCTCTTTGCATACCAACTGGCATACTTTCTGCATGAGCCAGTCAGAAGATCTCGCGCAGAAGATCGCGGAAGTCGTAGAGGAACTCGCCTCTGAACGCGGCTTGAGCCAGAATGCTCTCGCGAAGAAAAGCGGCGTGTCGCAGGGGCAGATCTCACGTATTTTTACTGGCAAGAGGGATGTCAGCCTCAGCCAGCTATTTTCAATTGCTCATGCGCTAGGAAAGAGCGCGAGCGGACTGTTTGCGGAGGCTGAGGCGCGTCTCGCCGAGGCTGAGGCGCGAGCCTCTTTAGACTCAGATGTGAGCCTGCAGCTGCCTGACGATTGGGAGGTCTCCCTCGCAGCGCGTCGCGTGGATGACTCGCCAGAGTCGCGGGAAGACGCTTTTCTTGACAGTCTTGGTGAGGAGTCTCAGGAGTAGGTGTAGCGTGTGGGTGACACCACGTTTGTTGTTCAGGAAACTTTCTGGAAACGACCTTATCTGAGCTTATCCTCAATATGTGCTTAAACGAATCAATGAAGAGGAGTGGAGGAACGCGCTAGAGGCGGGCGCGAAGAATCTACAAGGTCCTGTAGACCCTTATCTGCTTGCTGAAACTATGGGAACCCCCGTGTCCTACACGAAAGATCTTTCCGGCGCGTTGGGAGTGACCGACGGGCTACATATATGGATTAGAGCCGGATTAAGGCCTTCGGTCGAGCGATCGACGCTCGCTCACGAGTTAGCTCACGTCCTGCTCGGCCATACATCCTGTCAAGACACACGCGGAGAGCTGCGAGCTAACCGGCTGGCTGCACGCCTGCTTCTTGACCCTGACACTGTTAGCCGCGAGCGCGCATACTGCTCATCTTTGAGCGAGCTGGCCGACGCTTTAGGCACAGATGTCGATTTGGCGTCGTGGGGTCTCGACGAGTGTATGACATCGCGACCCGGGCGCGACAACCGCACGCCCAACAAATAGACACACAAAAAGAAGGGCACCGGCTGGGATTCCCGTCGGTGCCCTTCCTGCTGCCTGCCCTACGCTTCGAGAGCGAGGGTATCGAGCCGCTTGTATACCGTCGTGCGAGACATCTCGGCGCGACGCGCGATTTCCGCGACGTCCATGCCAGCCGCTGCAGAAGCGATCATCGCTGCCGCGGTTGCGGTGCGCGCTGAGGTGAGCGCGCGGGCCGCGCGCTTTTCGCGATCGACCATCTCTTCGAGAGTCGCGGTGCCGTCGATGATCTGCGCTGCGACGATATCCGGCTCTTCGACGAGAGAATTGAGGTCGTCAGCGTCGCCGTCCTCGTAGAAAGCCTCGGTAATCTCGCGGATCGTCGCCCATGCGGAGGCGATCGCGGCGATCTGCTCTTCGGTCAGCTCGTCGGCGAAGTCTCCGTACCAAGCGCGGACATCAGAAGCGGTGTTGGTGGTCATTTTAGGGGGCCTTTCTGGGGATTATTGGTCAGATGCGGTCGGAGGCGATTTCACGGAGGTCCTCGAAACCGACTCCCTGCTCGTAGTGGAGGTCGACGAGGTCGCCGACGAGAGAGAAGAAAGCGTCGTCATCGGTGACGATCTCGGCGTCGGAAGCGATGAGGAGGACCTCTCCGTATTCCTCATCGACGGGAGTGTCTTCCGAAAGGACTCCGGTCACACGGACGAGAGCGGGGACGGTGGCTTCGATACCCATGACCGCAATGTACGCGGCGAGGCTGGAGAGGTCTTCCACGCAGGAGACCCCGTGGCGAGCCAGCTCATCGTCTCCGCTCATCGCGAAGCTCATACGCTCCGGGTCGAGCAGATCGCCGATGCCGAAGCGCTGATCCTGTACGCGGTAGGCGGTGATCTCAGCCATTTCGATGTCTCCTTCGAGTGGGAGGGGAGCTTTTCTCTCCCTCATGACACTAAGTGTACACCCTATAGACACTATGTGTCTATAGGGTGTACATCTCTAGGTGTTATTTACACCACACACCTATGAAGTGAGCTTTTAGACCTCGACTGGCAGGCTGTCGGCGAGGCGCCGCGCTCTGTCTTCCGCTGCATGCTGGTACCTCATAGCCACTTCAACGTCACTGTGGCCTCCGCGCTCCATGATCTCGGCGAGAGTAGCTCCCTGCTGTGCGTAGAGAGTGAGGCCGGTATGTCGTAGATCGTGGAAGCGAAAAGACGGCAGGCCCGCAGCGACGCGCGCTGCAGCCCACGCTTTATTGTGATTCGTCTGTGAGATCGGCTTTCCCGGCTCGATCGGCGAGGGGAAGACAGGAGCGTCCCGGTCCGCTGCGACGTAGATTTCGAGATGGTCACGGATCACAGGGACTAGGGCTGTGGGGATCGTGACCTCGCGGGCTGCACCGCTTTTGGGTGTCGTATAGCCCGGAGGGACCGCCTTCTGATTCCACTGACGCTCGACGCGCAGACGCGGGGATCCAGATTCTAGCCCAATGATGTCTCTGCGCTGGAGGCCGAGTGCTTCGCCCTGGCGTAGCGAGCACCACGCCGCGAGGAGCACCGAGAGCCGGAGAGGGCCGGGCATGGCTGCAGCCAGGGCAGCAACCTGATGCGGCGAGGCTATTTTCCCGACGTCGAGGCTACTGCCTTTGATTTTCGGAGCTGAGACTCGCACAGGAGACGCAGCGACGATTTCGCGCTCTACTGCGTAATTAAAGAGACGCCTCATGCAAGCGACGATTTTGGCGCGCGTCCTCGTGCTGCCTGCGCGATCGGCCACGCGCTGAATATCCCTAGACGCGACCTCGCGCACTGGCATGCTGCCGATTCTAGGTAGGACATGTACCGACAGCACGCTCCTATACTCCCGAAGCGTCGCAGGCTTCCGCTGCCCAGAATCTACCTGCCTCTCAAAATCGGTGAGCCAGTCTTCTGCAACTTCTTCGACGGTGGTCTGCGCGCGAGACGCCTCCTCGGCCTCGCGCTTCGCTTCCGCACGCCTCGCCGATGGAGGCACGAAGATCCCCCTAGCGACGTCGGCGCGCGCGATCGCGAGAGCAGCTTTCGCATCCATCAAAGTATCGAAGCGCCCAAGACGGTATCGTTTCCCCGACTCGTGAACGGTCGCTCGATACTTTGCGCGGGTCTCATCCCATTCGATACCGGGGGGCAGTTTCTTTGGCATGGCCGATCCTCAAAAATGGTGGGGGCGTATTGGGGGCGTTTTTACCGCCCCCAAGCGTACCAATCGGTATATATCGGTTTCAATACCCACAGCCCAAAACCGTTGCAAACAAAGGAAAAACCCCGGGATCTCAACGGATCTCGGGGACGTATCGCGGAGGATGGGGGAAACGCACCGCTAGGCTCTCTGACCTGCACAAATACACACAGAGAAAAACTTGGGGGCGCATCGGGGGCGCTCCAACGCTCGCGGATCCCCCGAACTGCTGAGCGGCTCGAAATCACATATTTTTATCGCGAATAGACCTCTCAGCGAAACTACCTTGATCTATTCGACGAACAATATAGGGTATTCCCTATGAAGATCGAGAATCTAGACCTCGAATCGCTTGAAGCCCTCGCGCTTCAGCTACATGACGAGCGTGAGAACTTTTTACGCACCCTTGTCGATCTGCGTAAACAAAGTGGTCTTACGCAAAAAGATGTCGCCGAGCGTATCGGCGTCACCCAACCTGCTGTCGCAGAGTTTGAGCACTACGACGCAAACCCTCGCCTCGACACTATTCTCCGCTACGCCCTGGCAGTCAATGCTTGTCTCAACCTGCGCGCGTATGACGCGAACTGCTGAGCGTGTCGAAATCAATATTTTTTATCGAAAAACGACCTCTCAGAGAAAATATAGGCTCCTAGCACGCGAAAAACGCCCTCTACCCCCGATTTCTCGGAGATAGAGGGCTGTTTTCCCGCTCAGAGCTTTTTCTTGATTCGATCCAGCTCTTGCCAGATCCGCTCATGCTCATCATGGGCATGCGCGTCGAGAGCGATTCGCTCGGCTCGGTCCTGCTGCTGAGCTGCCTGAAGCTGAGCGAGCACCTTGCCGTGAGCATTGATCTCTTGCCCCTGCAGCTGCTGGGTGTGCGCGACGGCTGCTACCTGCTTTGCGACCACACCAAGACGCTCACCCAGCGCATCGAGTTTATCCCCCAATGCGTCCAGGTCGTCGCGCATGTTTGTCCCGTGACTGTTAGTGGTCTGTTCTTTCGCCTCATGTGCCAGCTCGCGGATCGAGTCGAGCTTCTTCTCGGTCTCGCGGTGGCTTTTAGACACAGCACTAATCGCTCCGAACATGCCGCCGATCACACCACCGCAGGCGGTGATAAGGCCGCCTATGGCGGTGATCCAGAGCGGATCATGGAAAGGTAAGGTGCTGCTTAAAAATGTCTGTGCAAAGCTCACTCAGCGCCTTCTTCGTTGGAATGTCGAGCTGTGTAAGTCTCGCCGCCCGGCGTGGCGCGTCCTACCCAGTCGATCACGCCTAAGGACTTGAGCGCCGTGAATGCTGTTGCTGCTGCGGCGATGATGACCGAGGCCTGGGAGGCGATCAGCTGCCAGGACAAGGGATACGCCCCAGCCCACCACACGACAAAAGACAACACCAGACCCGCCGTGAGAGCCAAGACGCGGCGGCGGGCAGGCGTCCAGTAGGGCTTATCCATGGCCGCCTGGAAGAGAGGCCAGGCGAAGCCCACCAAACCGCACGTAACAAGCGGATCAACATTTAAACCAAACATCAGAGTCTTCCTTTCATTTTTGGGCACGCAAAACCCGCCTGCCAGGAGGCGGCAGACGGGTCGGGCGCGCGTTAAAAATATTCGTTATGTTTGCGGGGGAGCGGGCATACGGACGGAATAGCCCGAGGCTCGGCAGGTTTGCGCTAGGCGCGCAACCGCGCCCTCAACGCGGTCTAATTTTTCCGCCGCGCCAACCACGGAGAGGACATCGTTCAAAGCATCTTTAGCCTCGTACGATACATCCAGCCGAAGCGCCCACGAAACCTTCTGGCCCAACTCATCGCGCGCCTCTTCCAATTCCCGCGTATACGCCTCGCTCGGCAGGCCAGAAGCCGGAGAGCGGTAAACGACAGCCGCATATTTTTCGTAGGCGCTGCCGACCTCCTGGCACGCACGCTGCGTGGGAAACAAAAAACCATAGCGCCACGCGACAAACGAGGCCCCCAACACGAGGACAAGCACACACGCGAACAGTTTCTTCTTCACCCCAGCCTCCGAACCGCAGCGGGAAATGCTACAAGGCTAGCCTAGAGCGGCAGAAAACTAAAGACTTTCAGAAGCGGCCTTCGTTGAGGCGCTTCTGCAAGGCCATAACCATCGCCGACCCTTCACTTACCACCCCGTCTACAGGGGTCCCAAGATAGCTTTGCAGCGCGCGGAAAGTTCCCGGACCGACAAGACCATCAGCCTTAACACCAAGACGGCGCTGCATGGCGGCAATAACCGAGGAACCGACCGCGCTAGTGGAGGCAACCCACTCCCAACCAGAAACAAGCCCCGGGTTTGAGCCCTTCCAATAAACATCCTGACTGGAAACCACGCCATCTTGATGCGTCCCAAGGACCCGTTGAAGCGCAAGAGTTGTAGTACTCCCCCAATAGCCGTCAACGTCAAGACCTGCACTCCCGGTATGTCCGCCCTCATGAGGATTGCCTTGCCCGGCCAGCTGAAAAGCCCGCATGTGCCTGCCGTAGCGCCCTGGACACGCGGTCGCAATGATGTCGTTATGCGCGTAGACCTTGAGCTTGCCGTAAAACTGTCGTAGCTTGTCAATCAGCTCGACCAAGGTTCGCAGGTCATCGTCGCTTGCCCGAGGGTGACACTCGATCCCAATAGATCGCGAATTCATTTTCCAGTCGCCCGCGTGCCATGCTGTGTCGCTTTCGCGGACGATTGGCATCACCATACCTGCCGCAAGAATATAGTGCGCTGACGTGCGCCGGCCGCCGCCAGCGAACATATTCGCGACACTATACATCGCGCTTAAATCATCAACCCCCGCGTACTGTTCTGGCGCCCCCCAATGGTGAACAACAATACTGTCAATCGCGAGTTCTCTACCCTCGGTGTAATGCGCGGCCATTGGCGCGCCAGAAATAACTCGAAATGTCATTTTCCACTCCTTATACGAAAACCCACAGCGAAAATGCTGCGGGGATTGATGCGATTGTGATGATTTCGGGTGTCATGGTTGCTCCTTAGATTGCATCGTTGTTGAGTGCACGCTGGAGTGCGCGGACGGTGTCTGACGGAGCATCGAGACCTTCATCCGGCTCGAAGCCGTAGTGAGCTTCGAGAGCGTGGACGGTCTCGGGTCCGAAGATTCCGTCCTGCTCGACGCCGAGTGTGGCCTGCAGCGCTTCGATCACTGCGCTTCCTTCGGGCATGGCTACCCATTCCCAGCCGGTTGTGAGGCCGGGATTATCGTCCTCGTAGTCTTCGTCTTGGCTGGATACGATGCCGTCGACGGTCGTGCCGAGGATTTCCTGCAGCTTCCGGGTCGTGTCTGCGCCCCAGTAACCATCTACCGTGAGCGTGCCGTCTCCTGCGGGCGCTGGAGCGTAGGCCGGTCGAATGACAGCGCAGATGTCGTCATGGGCACGGATGCGGCGGTAGACGCCGCCTCCATTGGATTGCGAGCCCGCGCCGCTGGACGTGTTGAATTCGACCGTATGGACGTATTCACCGACGCGGTAGTCGGCGAAGCCGGTGTGATCGGCGAGGCCGTCGACGTCCCAGTCGAAGCAAAGTACGTCGCCGGGCTGAATGTCGTAGAAACCTACTAGACGACCGACTTGTGAAGCGTCGCGCACCATCCAAGGCACATAAGCGTAGAGGCGTCCATCCCCGAGAAGGCTCGTGCCTGCCTGATCGAGGACCCACGAGACGCCCATCGCACAGAACGGAACGCCAGACGCGCCAAAGTAACCTGAGCCAGTCTTTTCAGCGTACCAACGGCCATACTTACTGCCTTCTTCCGGGTCATCCCAGCGCGTGTAACCTACCTGAGATCCTGCGATATCCAGTACCTGTGTCGCTTCTGTCATCGTTACGCCTCCTCGTTTCCAGTCTTCGGGTCTGCAGGTCCGTCCCCGAATTCGGGCATCTGACGGACCTTCGTTTCCTCGTTGTCGTGATCTAGCTGCACTGTGTTCCTTCTTCCATATGGATTGGACGGGATGGGATGAGGTTGGATCGGATCGGGGATCAGAGAGGCTCTTCGACCGCGGGAGGGAGCGTCGACGGATCGGGAGCGCGCAGGGACGGATCGACGCGGTCGAGTAGGATGCCTCGATTGCCTCCCGCGGCCTCGTACTCCTCGAAAAGAGCCTTGAGCTTCTCGGGAGACTCAGCGATCACCGATCGACGATGAATCTCCCACTCGGCCAGCGTCTGCAGCTCCGCGAGATCACGATCCGTAAGAGTCGCGAGGTCGATCGAAGCTTTGGTGATTGAGTCCGTGAATATAGCCATCTAGGCATTTCTCCTTATTTGGCTCGAATGATCTTCTGTACCGTGTAATACGGCTGCAGAAGGCTCATAGACTGATTGCCGCCGGTCTGCCCGGTCTCCGTATCCCCAGTGGTGAGGCCATCATTCGCAGCAGTCGCGATCCACGATCCATTGGACTGATTCAGGGAAATAAAAGACTGCCTGCCGTTGCGTTTTTGCCGGTCAAACCACGTGCGATCGTTGCCCGCGTGACGGTGAGCTGGCATCTCCGCGATCGTGATCTGATGCCGCTTTTCTCCGCCGGTCTGCCCGACGGAGGAGAATTCTCCGGAGCCGTCTGCCATGACTGAGACGCGGCCTCGTAGATCCGGGACCCGGAACATGTCCCCGAAGCGGAAGCGCCCGCCGAGGACTTGTGCGAGCTGGGGATACTGGACAACTGGATAGGTCGAGCCATCGCAGAGCAGGTAATCCTCCGGAGCAGACGCACCCGCATAGTCGATGACCGTGCCCACGGGGACGGCTGGACTCGTCTGTACTGCCGCTGCGCTGCCGGATGCGAGGACGAGCGCGCGGCGCGCGGCCAGTAGGACTGGGACGCGCTGCCCTTGGACTGGAGCGCCGACAATGTCGATACTTGTCAGTGCTGCGGATTGGCCGTCGAGGATGACCGAGACGGGATTGAGGGCTGAGATTGTCCCCCATCGGAGGGAGACTTTCTCGCCTGCGATTCCCGCGACTGCCTCGAGCTGCTCGGCTAGGAAGGTCGTGAGGTCTTCTACCATCGGCCTACCTCCTTCAAGGTCGTTGTCTGCAGCGCTGTCGGCTCGAGCTGGATCCGCGTCTCTTGGACCGTCGCTAGGACGCTTACGCCTCCAGATCGATAGCCAACGAGGTCATTAGGAGCGAGCGGCAAAGGCAGATGCTGGATCTCGATTTTGCCGACGGCTCCCGACGCTGCTGCGAGGCGTCGCTTCGCGAGGTCAGTGATCACCTGTTGGTTAGCTGCCTCCACGCCCGTTTCTACTTTCGAGACCCAGCGGCCTCGAGCTTGATAGGACGCGGGAGACGCAGGATCACGATTCTCGGCATATCCGACGAATCCGGCTTTTTCTCCGCTGCCCTGGCTGACGCAAATGTAACGATTTGGGATAGCCGCTAGGTCTTGCTCGCGCGTGAAATCCGCGAGGTGAATCGCGTTCTCGCCTTCCACGAAGTCCCAGACTTTCGCACGACGCAAAGGCTCCACGTAAGGCGATGCCTCGAAGGCTCCGCCTGCGCCGACAGTCAGGGACCAAAAGCCGATCGCCTGCAGGATGTCATTAATTGCAGTGAGTTTCGGAGTCCCTGCATCCCAGACCATCGACGACGTGAGCATCGGACCACCATCACTGATATTCACTGGGGACACGTCGGTGAGCAGGTGACGGACATGCGCGAGAGGATGATTCGACGGGACTGTCTGGTAGGCCGCGACGAAAGCATCCCCGTCCAAGAGTGAGAGCTTTGAGATCAGCTCGACTTGGAGGCTCGATCCGCCCTCGCTGTAAGACATCTTCGGCGAGGCAAAGAGAAAGACCCCAAGAGGCCACGACTCACCGCTCGCGAGCTTGTAGACGATTTTGACGCGGTCTTTCGCCCAATCGATCTCCTGCCCCCGGTCGACAAGATTCAGCGTCCCCGATGTGCGTAGGCGCGAGCCCGCGCTCATCGACACTTCTCCGCCTTCGACTCCGTCGAGACGGCCTTTCCCGCGTTCGCTCGAGTCGAGAAGGATTACCTCGATCGACGCTTGCCGATGGCCTGTCAGGCTCACGCTTCGACCTCCTCAAGCTCAAGCGAGATCTTCCAGATGCCGCCGACGCTGCGAGGCGCCGAGATCGACGACAAGCTGCAGTAAATCCGACGACCAAGAGGGTCGCGATACAAGAAAGGAGCAGGGAGAATTGCAAGCTCCTCCAGCTTCTGCACGTGCGTCGCGTACTCGGCGTCGGTGAGGACCGCGCTGATTGCGATCGAGCGCTGCACCGCAGTCCCCGTAACTTCCACGCCGCGAGCGCGGCCCGCGAAGTGCTTGACCTCGCGGTGTAGGAGGCTTGGAGTAATGGTTACTTCTGGCTCGTACTTGAAGCCGACGCAGGTTCGGTATCCCGGGCCTCCGGAGATCCAGACTTGGCGACTGGCCGCGGTGATGGTGACTGTCGTCGACTCGGATGAGGGAGTGACGCTTGAGGCCGTGACCCGGTAAAGGGTCTTGCCGCCGGAGGGAGCTTCGCGGTCTTGGACAGTGACGTCGGTCGGGAGGTCAGTTGCGATCGTTTCCCATGTCTGCCCGTCGTCTTGGGATCGGTCGACTTGGTTGGAGACGGCTGCGACTGTCTTCCCGGCCTTGGGCGGTGGATTGGTGATGCCTAGTGAGACGACGCCGGTCGAGTCATCCCACTGAGCAGTTACTTTCGGCGCTTCCGGTGGTGCGTATTGGACTGTGCTCTTGCGAGTCGCCGGTTTGGATTCGAGGCCTTCGTCAGAGACCACGACGACGGATGTCGTGTACTCGTGGCCGTTGACTGCGCGCTCGGTGACCGTGTAGGAGGACGCTGCGCCCTGGATGACTTGGTCGGCGACGACGCGATTCTCCGTCACATCCGTGACTTGGATGCGAGCGAGAGTCTGCCGAGCAGCCGAAGGCTGGTAGTAAGACCAACGGACGACTAGCTGGCTTGTGTCAATCCGCGTCTCAGGAGAGAGGATGCCTGCGGTCGGTCGGGCAGCGATTAGGAAGCTTGAGACCGCGCTCCAAGGCGACGCACCCGCTTCTTCCCCACTCTTGTACATGCCCCACGTTCGGACTTGCCACTCGTAGGTGCCCTCGCTGAAAGCCGCGACGCTGTACTGCTGGGAGTCGCCGGTGACCGTGTAGGTCGACCAGTCGGACGCGCCTCGAGAGCGCAGACGAATCTGAGCTTTAGTTTGCGCTGTTGTGTCTTGAGTGGCGTGGATCCATTCGAGCAGGCCCTCGCCCATCGGGATCGTCGATCCTTGAGGCTTGAGGCCTCCGGGAGTCCCCGGGACGGACAAGACATAGACGCTATTGGATGTCTCGCTGTATGGGGATACGAGGCCTCCGGGTCCGAGCTGACGGACGCGATACTGATGGGTAATCGATGGATTGAAAGACGAGTGAGTCCACGAGGTCGCGCCAGCAGGTGCGGTGCCAACTTTTGTTTCTCCGTCCCAGATCTCGACGCCCCACTGATCACGATACGGAGTGGTCTTAGTCCACGTGATGCGGATGGCTCCGCCGGTGATCTTGGAGGCCTTGACGTCCTTCGGGGCGCCGGGCGTCGAGTACAGGTCGCCAGGAGCGGTCGTGTTAGACGAGCCTGCCTTGTTCTCGACCCAGCCGGATTCCGCCCCATCATTTCGCCAAGCGTGAATCCGCCAGCGATACTGATCATTCGCGGGCACATTCTTGTCGACCCAGCTGCGAGCCGATGCCGGGAGGTTAGCGAGGCGACGATACTGAGCGCTTGAGGCATCCCAGCGGTCGACGCCGAGCCAATCCGCCGGAGCGTTCGGATCGTTTGTCATGCCCCACGTGACGAGGACAGTGCCATCCGACCGGGACGCCGCGGTGAAATTACTCGGGGTCGGTGGGTTCCCCCACGACTTGGCCGGGATGTCCCAGCCGACAGTGAGCTGCGGTGCTCCGCCGTTCCAGATCGGGCCGATCGACGCGGAGAATTCAACGTGACGCCCGCTGCCGTACTCGGTGCGGTAGGTTCGGCGCTCACGGCTAATCTCCTTCTCGTCGTATCCCCCGCGAGCCGACGAGAAGGAGAAATTCACGTCGCCGGAGACCTCGCCCCAGCGATGGAGCGTGTTGCTCCAATTGTGGCCGTATCCATCTGCCTTGACGCGGTAGACGATTTCCAGCTCGATGGAGCCAGAGTTCGGATCCCCGTGCTGATAGATGTCAATTCCGACCATCAGATAGCCAGAGGATCCGGACCACCACGTCATTTTTACTCCTTATATATAGGTATAACTTCCACTGAGGGATTAGCGGCTGATACCGATGCGTTCGCGAAGAGACCCTCGAGAGACGCTGCCGAGAGCATCGCCCGTTACTCCGTATGCCTCAACTCGCATCCGACCGACCAACTGATCATTGACATCGCGCACGACAAGCTCGCGAGCCGACTGCGTCTTACCCAGAGTCCAATCCGACATCATGGAAGCCCGACGATACGCACCGACGGCATTGAGCTGACCGGCTTCGAGGTCTCGAATCTGTGCCTGCCCCTCAGCGAGGGTCTCGGCGACAGCTTCCTTGAAGAGGTGGCCTCGTCGCTGCATACCGTCCGCGAGCGCTTCTGCGATCGACATGCCGGAATAGAGTGTCCATTGCTTTCCGGAGAAAGGGCCTTCCTTAGCGGGCGAGAAGGGGAAGAGGTTACGGATGCCGGAGAGGAGGCCGGAGACTGCATTCTTCGCGCTTGAGAACATCGATTTAATACCGTCGATCAAGCCGGAGATGATCTTCTTTCCGGACTCGAAAAGCATCCGAGGGAATCCCGCGACAGCGGAGAGGATGCTCGAGCCGACTTGGGCGATCGCGCTGCCGATCTGGGGAATCGCCTGCACGATGCCCGTGACCAGTCCGACGAGGATCTGAATACCCGCGGTGATGATCTTCGGGATATTCTGCACGAGGGTCGTGACGATCGTGACGATGATCTGCGGGAGCATCGCGATCAATTGAGGGATCGCTTGTACGAGGCCGGTGATAACGCCGATCAGGAGCTGGATACCAGCTTCAATAATCATCGGAAGATTAGCGAGCAGAGTGTCCACTACCGTCGTAATGATCGTCGGCAGTGCCTCGATCAACATCGGGATCGCCTGAATCAGACCATTAATCAGCGCATTCAGCATGCCGACGCCTGCCTGAATGATCTGCGGCAACGCTTGCACCAAACCGTTGATCACTGTCGTGATGATCTGGGGAAGCATCGCGATCAGCGCAGGCAGAGTCTGCAAGATCCCGTCGATGATCGATTGGAGCAGCTGCGTGCCCATCTCCAGAATTCGCGGCAGGGCCTGCAGAAATCCATCCATGAAGGTTTGGATGATCTGAGGGAGAGCTGCGATCAGCACCGGGAGGGCTGCGAAGATCCCATCGACGAGGCCCTGCAAGAGCTGGAGGCCCGACTCGATCAACATCGGAGCATTCTCCACAAGCGCTGTCGTGATCGCTGTGATCATCTGAGCGACCGCTGGCAGGAGCACGGGGAGCGCGTCAGAGAGGCCCTTGACGAGGGCCGGGACGATCTTCCCGAAAGCGTTAGACAGCTGCGGCATCGACTGCGTGATGGCATTAATGACCATCGTGATGACATTCGTGCCCGTGGCAAGCGCCTCGGGAAGGGCCTGAGCGATCTTGTCACCATAAAGCGCGATCTGCCCTGGCAGGCCCTGCAGAGTCTTACCGATCTGGGCGACCAGCTCCACTCCGCCCTGCTGGACGATCGCGCCGATACCAGCGAAAGCAGCAGCAGCGAGACCACCAAACGCGAGGAATTTCAGCATCCGACCGGGCGCGAAGAGACTGCCTAGCTTGCCGAGAGACTGGCTCGCCTTCGGCGCGAGGCCCGACAGCTTAGAGCCGAGACCATCGAAAGCAGCGCCAAGAGGCGCGAAAGCCGCGCGCACTCGAGCGCCGATCGGCGCGATCGGGCCGATGATCTTCCCACCGATCGAGGAGGCGACGCCACCGATACGAGAGACCGCCGGAGACATCCGCGCGGCCACTGTGTCGAAAGCCAAGCCTGTCGTCGCAGCTGAGCGCATCACGGTTGTCTTCAAGACTCCCATGCCGGAGGCCAGTTTCCCATTAGCCGCTGTGAGCGCGGAGCCGAGGCGCGTGCCTCCAAAAAGCGTGTCGAAGAAGCCATCAGAGACGCCGGTCAGCTCAAAGCGAGCTGCGGTGACGCGCTTGGACATCTGCCCGAACGCGCCGGTCACTTCGCCGGGGAGATTCTTCAGAGAGCCAAGAGTCTTGGCCGCGTCAGGGATCCCCTTGGCGAAGTCCCCGATCGATCCCGCGCTTTTGCCGAGTTCCCCGTCGAGGCCTCCGAAGAATCCCGCGATTTGCTGGAAGTTCTTCAACCCCGCGCCAGCCGCGAGCATCGCCCCGAAACCGCCAGTGACGGCCTCAAGCTGCCCCTTAAGGGACTTGATATTGGTCTCGCCGCTCTTGACCGAGTCAGCGAGACGCTGGATCCAGCCCGCAGCGCTCTGCGCTGCAGGAGCAAGCTTCTCCCCCAGCTGCGGGACGAGACCATCGGCGACCGCGTTGATCAGCTCGGTCATCGGCTTCTTGACCTCGCGCAGCGAGCCGGTCAGCTCTTTATTCAGCGAGGCCTCGAGGTTGCCCCACGCGCCCTCGAAAGTCGTCGCCGATTGAGCTGCCTTGATAGCGACCTCGTCAAAGCCGAGCTGCGCGATCGCCTTGTTGAAATCCTCGGCTGAGATCTTCCCTTTAGCCATCGCGTCGCGGAAGTCGCCGGTGTAGGCTCCCATGTCCTTAAGCGCTGCCATGATCTTGCCCGCGCCACCGGGGATCGCGTTTGCGATTTGATTCCAGTCCTGAGTCATCAAACGGCCAGCCGCGTTGACCTGAACCATCGCGTACCCGAAAGCCGCGAATTCATTCTTGCCGCCGCCCGCGGCCGCGGTCAGGTTGCCCGCAGCCTCGGCAAGCTTGTCAAAGCCCTTGACCCCATTCGCGGCCAACTTCGACGTCATCGACTGGATGTCCTGCAGGTCGTAGATCGTCTTGTCAGCGTAGGTCTGCGCTGCAGCAGTCAGATCCTTGATCTTCCCCGGATCAACGCCAGCAAATTTCAGAGTGTTCTGGAATTTGTCTGTGGCGTCCGAGGCCTTGATCGCCTCCGGAATGTACGCTCCGAGGGCTGCGCCGATTCCGCCGACGGCTGCAGCAGTTGCACCGAGGCCGAGCTTCCCGATCGTCTCCAGCGCTCCACCGATGCCGCGAGTCAGGCTCGCGCCGAGACGCGAGCCCCACGAAGAGGTAGCCCCGCTGACGTTGACTGCGCCAAGCTCAGACTCGATCGACTTTTGTAAGCCTTGGAAGCTTGGGACGACGTTCAGCCATGCGGTTCCGAGATCTGCGCCAGCGCCTTCAGCCACGAGGCCACCTCTCTTCTCTATTTAATTCGTCAGATAGTTTCCGTATCGGTGACCTCTGTGCGAGGCCGCGCGAGGATCTCCTCGATCTCCTCGGGAGTTAGATCCTCAGAGACGCTCTTAGACGGAGCGTGAGGCCGCGGGATCGGTTTCGGAGCGTTCTTGCCCCTCGCAGCGTCTTTCGTCTTCGCCCAAACCAACGTGTTCAGGTTGTCAGCTTGGATTGCAGCGATGTGTTCTGCGATTCCCCAGCGCCAATCCGGATCGACCGCTCGGTAGATCCACGACTCCGGCTGACGAGCGATCACGTTCGCCAGCCGGGCCGCTGTAGCTACCCCGAAGGCTTGCCAAGGCGCTTGGAAAAAGCGAAAGAAATCAGCTTCCAGCTCGTCTGGATACTCGAAGATCAGCTTTGCGAGGAAGGCGATTTTGGGGCAACAGCCTCCATCGCCATCATGAAGAACTCTGAGGCCTTCGTAGCGGGTACACGGCCCGACTCGTCTCGGAGCGCGTCATAGATCTCAGCCTTCTTTGCGGGATCCCCGCCTGCAAGACGCAGGATGAGCTTGGGGAAGAGCAGGACGTCCCCGTCGCGGATGCCCGCGAGTTGCTCAAGGTATTCCATGTCGTCAAACATGTTGGGCTTGAGGTCGAGCTTGACGCCCATGATTGTTCGCTTAGCCATCTGGGTAGTTCCTTTCGTATCAGGCACCGACGACAGCGATGTATTCCATTGCTGTCGAGCCTTCGATCTTTTCCGACGGGAAAGTCGTGATAGTGGTTTCGTAGCCGACGGCCTCGCCTGCCTTGTAGACGACGTCGCCGACCGCGGTGACCTGACCGTCGGGGATTACGATTCGCTTGATGTAACCTCCGGCCATGATCATCTCCACGACGAATGTGCGGTGAGGCATTTCCTTGCCGTTGTGGGCGACGATGATCGGCTTGCCCTTACCGGCTTCCTGCTTGACGTTGTCTTGGCCGTAGACTTCCTTGAGCACGTCGATGTCGAGTGACTGGATGAAGGTCAGCTGGAAGCTTTCCTTGCGTGAAGTCGTCACGGTGGCAACCGTTTCGCCTCCCCAGTCCTTGATGTCTTCGGTATCCTTCTCGACGGAGTCCGTCAGACCGTCCTCAGATACGTATCCGAGACGGACGAAAGCAGGGTCGAGGGGAGTTGCGCAGTCAGTGGGAAGCGTTGTGCCCATTGCTGCTGATGCGATCGCTCCGCCCTTCTGGGGCTTTGCGGTAGTTACTAATCCGGTGTTCGGCTTTCCCATGTTGATGTTGCCCTTTCTGGACGGTTGATGAGGATTACAAGTGATCCCACCCGGTGAGATCCCAGTCGGGGAGATCGGATTCAGACGACGGAGCTTCCGTCGCGAAAAGCACCGCGTGCGCGGTGAGCTGGAATCGAGGGCTCCGGCTGTCGGGGTCTGTGAAGTCGTAGATCGACTCGACACTCGCTTCGGCGACAGCGCTGACGGCAGCAGGCCAATCGTCGATAAGCTTCGCGACCGTCTGAGCGAGGGCCGACGCCTCGGCCTTCGACAAGCCCCACGCCTGCACAGCGAAGTCTGGATAATCAGCGAAGCGCGTGTAACGGCCTCCAGTCCTCTCGACAAGGACGAAAGAATCAGGCCGTTTAGACGGAACCTGCGCGACAACCTCACAAGAGAGGTGCACGCGCAGGTAGCCCATGAGCATTGCTTGAGGATCGACGATCATGATCGGCCAGCCCCCACGCTCTTCAGCAGAGTGTTGTGCTTCAGGTTTCGTCGCCGCGCTTCGATGCTCACAGCCTTGACGACGCCGTGCGGGCGCGTCTTGCCCTGACGCAGGTCAAAAGCGAAGCCCGCGCCTGCGGCCAAAGCGATCGCTTCGCCAGCTGCGACGACAGCGGGAGTCGCCAGCGCGCGAAGAGTGTGGTTATTGATCTGGATCTTTACTTTCGCGCCCATCCGGTCACCCCTCTACTCGTCGAGCCTGCACGGGACGATTCCACGGCCCCGGGACGTTTTCGGATTGATAAGGGATCGGATCGCCGATGACGTCGTAAAGCTCGCCGCGGATCTGGAATCGCTTCCCGCGCAAGCTCCCCGTATACGTCTTCAAGACGTGTACGGTGATCGTCGTCGAGTCTCCATCGGCGCGCAGGCCCGGATCAAGGTCTGCTGTATTACCCGGAGCGATCAGAGCATTCTCGATCGTCGTCTCGGTCTCCCAGCGCGGCGCGTATGAGCCGAAAGCGTCGATCGGGCCGGGGAACTGCTTCAGAACAGTGATCGTTTCGCCCTGGATCATCGCTTCCCGCCGATCGTGTCGACCGAGACAAAGCGACTCGCATGGATGCCGAGTCGCTTGCGGTGGAGCCGGGTGAAAGACAGGCTCCCCGCAGGGCTGGACAGCGTGTAAGACTGCGAGTAAGGCCCGCCGGTCATGGTCGCTTGCGTGACGCCCGGGAGGACGCCTCCAGCCTGCTGGCGCGCAGAGTAATTGACCATGTCGCAAACAACGTCGGTCAAAGTATCCGCGCGGATCTTGCCCGCTGCGCGCTCGGCGTAAACGTTGATCCCCGCGTATGCCAGCTCGTCGCGGACGATCCGCGAAGCTCGCTGGAGCTGCGCGGTGATCGTCTGCCGATCCGATGCAGGCACCTGCCCGTACATGGCCTCGTAGTCGGCGAGGGAGGCAAATACCTCCGCTTGGTTATCAGGGCTTGACATCTGCCTCCCTCTCCTTTCTACTAGCCTTCGACAACCTCAGCCGGAGCCTCCTCCGCAGGAGCCTCCTCCTCGACGGGAACCGGAGCCGCGAGCGCGATGCCGTAGTCGTCTGCGAGTTCGTCGATGATGGTTTGGGCTGTTGCTTCGTCGGTTTCGGCGTAGCCGTCGTGGAATTCCACGCGCGGGAAAGTGACAAGCAGTTCCGGGTGTTCCGGGCAGGTGAGTGTGACCATTGGTGTCTTCTTCTTAGCCATTTTTCAGCGGTTCCTTTCTCAGCCCTGAGCCACGGTGAGGACGCCGTGGGCCTTCTCGTTGCCGTAGATCAAGCCGGTCTCGCAGTACAGCTGGACCTTCTCGGCTGCACCGGTCTTTGAGAGAGTCTCGGCGAAGAGATGGCCCTTACCGGGGACCTCGAGGAAGGCCGGTTTGAGCTGCTCGAGCGAAGCAATGACAAGCTTGTCGAGTGGCATGTAGCGGTTGAGCATGATGTTGCAGGTGCCGAAGTCAGTCTCGAAAGTCTGGAGGTTGACGCCGCCCACGTTGCGATCGGAGTGACGGTAGCCTGCATCCTTGAGGAAGATGCGGGACAGCGCACGCTTGAGAGGCGCGTTGACAATGATGGTTCGCGTCTCGGACTCCTGAATACCTCCAGCGGTCCACACCTTCTGCATGAGGTCGAGGACTTCGTCCTCGGTCAGCTGAGAGGCCTTGTGGGTCGAGGTTGCGGTATTGGTGGTTGCCGCGTTGATGAGGCCGCGAGTCTTTCGAGGCGTCGCGTTGGTGGTGGGCTGGGAGAAGACGCCGGTGAGGAAAGACTTCTCGATGTCTCGAGCGATTTCCTTCAGCTTCTGGTCAATCTGCCATTGCAGCTCGTCTGCGGGCACGGTGCCTGCGGTGACCTGTGCTGCCGAAGTGCCGGAGCCGATCTGTCGAGTTGCTCCGAGCTTGGTGTAGGAGACTGCGACGGCTTCCTGATGGATTTCGAGGACGTTGGATGCTGAGAAGCGAGCGCGGGCCTCGAGAGCGGTGGCGTCGGCTCCTTCGGTGCGCTGACGGGAATCATCGGCGTCACGCAGATCGTAGCCTTCCCACGTGATGACGGATGCGCCGACGGATTCGCCGCCGGTTAGTCCGCCGATCGCCGAGAGCAGAGGCGTGTCTTCGGGAGACGCTGCGAAAAGCTCGCCGACATAGTTCAGACAATTGTAGGTTGTCGCGATTCCGGTAATAGATGCCATGAAAGGAACTCCTTAAAAGAGAGAAGAAAGGTGTTGATGGGATGGTTAGCCGCGTGCCAACTGTGTGAGCTTGATGGCTTTGAGTCGGGACGACAGCTTGAAATCTCCGGTCTGCTGCGCGGCAAGAATCTGATCATCGATCGACAGAATTGCCGGGCGCGCGGGGAAAGCCCCCGCGCCGGAGTCTGAGAGCTTCGGAACCACAGGTGCCGCGGCTTCGCCGCGCCACTCGGCGAGGCGCTTCGCGTATTCAGCGATCTCCTCGTCCGTATCTCCGCGGATCAGCTCCGCGGGCACTCCGTATTCGGAAGCGGCTGATGCGATCTTCTCGGTGCGCTCGGCAGCGCGCTGGAGATCTGCGACTTGAGTGCGTAGATCTTCGATCGTTACATCCTTGCCGTTGATCGCGTCGGTCAAAGCTTCGACCTGCTTCCGGTCTGCCTTTGCTCGGCGCTCCCACTGGCGAGCGTGTGACTTCCAGTCTTCGGGAGCTTCGGCGCCTTCTGCCGGTGCTTCTGCCTCGGCCTCCGGCTTCGCGGCTTCCTGAGAGTCGGTAGCCTGCGTGGATTCAGTAGCGTCGGCAGCTGCCTGCGCAGCTTCGACAGTCTTTTCATCAGCAGGACCTTGGGCTGTGGTTCCTACGAACATTTTGTTTCCTTCCATGCGGATGGGTATAAGAAAACCCGCTCCTATGCAGGTGCGGGTGGCATGAGAAAACCCCACTCGCAAGTCGCGGTGGGGTTTATAGGGTTGGTTCAGTTAGCTATGCAGCAGCAGCGGCATTTTGAGCTGCAAAGCCCGCGCGGAGTTCTTCGAGTTCAAGCTCAAAAGCTCCGGCATACTCGTCATTAAAAGCAGCGAGACGGTCAATCCAATCTTGATTAACTCGCTTGTGCTCGACAAGCGCAGCGACTGCGCCCTCTACGTCCGGGCCGTCGTATTCGAGCAT